GTATGAGACCGAAATTATAGAATCCAAACCCCGGTATGTAACCGTAATGTGTGAAATGTTGTCGACGGAGCTTGAGCTTGTCGTCTTCTTTCCAGTTGCGTCTGATGGCGAGAATGGTTGAGGTTCCTTTCTCAATTGTGACGACGTAGGGAAGGGCAATTCCAGTTGGGTTTCCAGATTTGTCAACATCCTCATATCCCTCCAAGTCTAAGTCAACGTGCATCTCAAGAAGCTGATAGCGGTCGTCTCTCGACGCAGACATGCCTTGTTCTTCGGCTTTCTGCTTCTCAACTTCGTCCATCACCAATACAGGATCGCCAAGGTCGATATCAAGGTAGAATCCGGCTACTTGTAGCTTACGCAATTCATTCTTGGTCTTACGCATACGATGCGTAACACGTTCGGCAGTGCTGATGTTAGTAGCACCATAAGGCACGATGATGTCTTCGGCTGGGATAAACGGTGCTTCAGGGAGACTAATTGCTGGGTTGGAATAAATCTTTTTAAATGCGTTACCGGATATGGCAGTTGCTAATAACAGTCTCTCGTGCTCGGGTCTGTAGTCACGCATCTTTTCCGTCAGCGTGTAGTTCATATCCGCTTCAACACGTTGAGCTGCTTTTAATGTCTCTGGAGTTTCTTTACCAACAATCTCGGTACGAACTGGCCCTGCGGCTGGGAAGGTCTCCATAATGAGTTCGGCTTGGAACTTAACTGCTGACTCCATCAGCAACGGATGGAATACGCCAGACGCGCCCGCCCAAGGTTCGCTACGCTCTTCATACTTGAGGCCAAGTAACTTCAGCCCTTTAATATAAATGTCGAGCCAGTCTTTCCGGCTACGCATATCATCTTCAACATCTTCCAACAAGTCATACGCTAAACTCTTAAGCGTAGCTTCATCAATCACTTCCGCAAGGTTGGCATCGAAATCAGCCTCTCGCTTTTCCATGTGCATCTCAAAGCCCGGGCCTGAGATATTTACTTCTTCAGGGTCAACGATCTCGACCTCGATTGGTTCCGCTTCTGGTAACGAGCCTAACCCTTGCGGGGCTTCATATAATGCTTTGTCAATACTCATTAGTAATATCCTTTCCGTCTACTTGACTTGAACCACTTAATTTCTTCTGGCTCATCATTAGGCAGCCGAATAAAGCCGCCTTGTCTAAAACGTAATAAAGCAAGAGTAGTGCTATCAACCAAGTCATCATTTTTACCTGCTGGGAAGTCGTTGCATTCCTCAATCACTTCTCTAGCCCATCTACGATCAGGTGCATACACCATCCCGGATTTAAACAGGTCTGATATAGCGTTAACTCTGGCTATCTTATCTTGTCCTTTGCCCGGTGTAAAATCCCACACCGGAACGCCCATTCTACGCATCTCTTGGTACAAAGTCGCGCCGTTTGACTTCTTTTCGACGATGAACGTATCGGGGTTCCACTCCTTATACTCCCGAAGCACAAGCTCTTTTAGCTCTGGATACTCCAACCGCTCCTTGATTGCGTTCAGCAAGATGATGTTGTTCATCTTGGTTTCTTCGTTGTAGAACACGCCCCACGTCAGCAACGCATTGTAGTCCGCACGGGTATTGGCTTCCTGAGCCGCGTCCAGACTCATAATAATATACTCACACTGGGGAGGCTGATCCTTTTCCCAGACTAGCCACCACTCACGCTTAATAAGTGCGCCCTCTTCCGATGTCGGCTCCTGCATATACTGGGCTTGCCAGTAGCGCGTGTCCATTGAGGCTTTTTTAGCCAACAACTCATCCAATGACCAGAACTCAGGCCACAGGGGTTTATCATCCAAAATGGCAGGAAACTCAACGACTTCCCACTCGTCTGCGTCGTCATTCTTCATCATGTGGTCAATAATCTGACCCGTAAGGTCGAGCTTAGACCACCGCGTCATCACCACAATGATCGCACCGCCCGGCATCAACCGTTGGATTGGGCCTGACTGGAACCACTCCCACGCTGGCTCGAACACGTCTGGTCTGCCCTGCTTTGCCTCCTGCTCGGAGTGAGGGTCGTCAATAATAAAGAGGTCAGCACCCCGACCTGCCAACGCACCGCCGACACCGATGGCAAAGTACTCACCCTGCTTATTAGTTCCCCAACGCGAGGCCGACTTGGAGTCTGCCTGTAACTCAACCTCTGGGAATATCTCTTTGTACACATCGGAGGCTACCAAGTTTCTGACTCTTCGCCCGAAGTTCACCGCCAAGTCTGCGGTATGGGAGGCCATGATTACCTTCTTATGGGGGTACTTCCCCAGAAACCACGCAGGTGCCAGATAGCTAATCATCTCCGACTTGCCGTGACGCGGTGCAATATTGACGATCACGCGCTTCTTAATTCCCTCTGCAACGTCCTCGAAAATCTTAGCCAATCTATAGTGGTGAGGGCCTACGATGTAGCCCGGATAGACATGCTTAATAAAGGAGATGAAGTTATCTTTGGAACGGTCTATGTTGGTTTTCTTGTACCAATCCACCAGCAAGGCGGCGGTCTTGCGCTTTTGCTCCTCGTTCATCTTGGGCAAAGCGGCCTTTAGTTTGGCTACGTCGGCAGGGGATAATTTACGCGCCGCACTCATTCAGTATATTCCCCTTCCTCATCGGGAAGCTGTTCCAACATTCCGTCTATATCCTCAACCGGCTCGCCATCCTCAATCACTTCGTAGTCAATGTTATCCAGAATGGTAATGAGTTCTTTCTCGACTTCCTCGATAGGCTTAATAAGATGGGTAGTCTCCGTTCGTTTCTTGAAGGCATCGACCCCGTCGATCTCGCCCAGACTCTTTAATGCTGCAATGCGATCTTTGGACGACTTGGAATACTCGACCTCGAATATCAGTTTATTGACTATGTAATGTTTAAGGGAAGAGAGTTCTGGGACTATCTGGACACTGTTTGCCTTGACCAACTCTGCCAGTATAAGGATGGAACCATTTGAGAATTTATCGAAGTCCGGCACAAAGTCGGGGTTGGCATTGACGTGGGCCATGAGTTGTCTGGCCTTGATCTCGTCCTCTTCGTCCGTCTCAATTGTGGTATTGGTTAGTTCTGCAAGCAGCTTTAATGTCCGCGCCCGCATTTCAATCTCTTCGCGGGGGGATAAGTCTAGGTCTATGTTCGTTGCGCTACGTGGTAGCGGTACTGATTCATCTATTTCAGGAAGTAGCTGTTGCATGGGGTCTCCCAAGTTTGTTGAATTTATACACAAGTGATATACAAAATGCAAGGGGAGGTAAGGAATCCTATAGGGGGGGTGTTTCCTATATGCAAGGCGTAGGGGTTGAAGTAAATGCGTTACTAAAAACCCGCTTTTTGAGGCTTCAGTGGGGTAAGGTTTTAAAAAATTCTGATCGTTTATGTAAGTTCGAGAGTCTACAGGACTTATGGAGCCTTACTTATAAATTTGGGGGGTCGGGGCACGGTGGGGTTTGGCTTCGCCATTGCTACGCCGATTTTGCCGATTTTGCTTCATTTCCTGATAATGTGTCACGTTTTACTTGACAACGCAGTGCATATTTGATATTATTCATTTCAACAAGCGACATTGTGTTGCTTGAGTTAACCGAAGGACTACATACATGAAAACACACTCTGATTTTATGGTTGAATTCGTACAGGCAGACATTGCTTGTGGAATTAGTAAGGCCGCGATCATCAAGAAAGCCTCGCCTAGTATAAGGGAGGATTTGAAGGACACTCTAAACCCAGACGGGCGCTCATTCAACACGAAACATGATGCTTACGTTGCTATGCGCGATACGTTCCTATTTTATGCAATGCCCATGTACCTTGAGTTAGAAACAATCCCAAAGGGATACAGTAAAGCTCAAATTATATGCGCTCGCAAAGAATGGACACAATTTAGCGATTCAATTCGAGACGCATTGGGTGATATTCGTGAGAGAGTCCGTAACACGAGTGACGTTTGCTTTCGTCGGTTCGTATCGGCATGCTTTGAAATTGAATCGAAGCGCGGAAAAACCGAACCAAAGGCCATTGATGAGAAAATCGCCGATTTTTTTACATGGCTTGCTAAGAAAAACAAGGCAGAGTACGCGAACGCGATACCACAATCGCAAATTGATGCAATGCAAGAATATGTCATTGCGACTCTCTTGAAACGCGAAACGCGCATAACAATGTCTGACGGGACGAGCAAGACGGGTACTTGAAACGCCATAACAATTTCCTGACAATATATCAGGAATTGATCGAGGCCCGATAGGTTTGCGCCTATCGGGTTTTTTTATGTCTTTAAAATTTGAATAAGAATAATAGATAAAAATTTCATACCCGATCTATCAATACCAGTTCCGTATGCGATGGCGAAAGCCGCTTCGGTTTTTCAATAACCTGCTGCGCAGGTTACTACTTTTTTGGTTTTTTGTCAAGCTGTGCCAAATAAATTTTTTTATGAGGGGCGTTGGAACGGACGTTGGAACAGCTTTTTTGCGTTTAACTATTTGATATGCAAGGGATTATTGAGTTTCGTTCCAACCGTTCCAGCCGTTCCAAGGTTTTTTTGATAAAGCTGAGGATTGAAATGGCAAAATTGCGATTAAGGCAGATGACACGCAATGCAAAACCCAACTCTCAGGAAACCGTAATTTCCCAAAATCATTGGAACGGTTGGAACGGATATATATATATAAATATTATTATTATTATTATTAATAACTTACAAGCGTTTTTCTGGTACAAAACCTGTTCCAACGTCCGTTCCAACGCCATTTTACGCTTGGAACGGTTGGAACGAACATCACGAAACATTAACAACAAAGTTGCCTAGAACGTTATCAATCGCTTGACTTAGTGTATAGTTTTATTGTACAATGTATATAACAATGGGAAATTACCTATTGGACGTTGAAACCCTTAAATGTAATCCTGACAAAGTGTCAGGAATAGGAGCAAAAGATGACACGCAAACATTTCAAGATGATCGCCGACGAGATCGCCAAGATCGAGGACAAACAGCACCGTGTCAAGTTCGCCGGCGCTTTCGCATTCATTCTTAAACGAATCAATCCGAAGTTCGATTTTAATAAATTTTACGCAGCGTGTGGAGTCCAATAATGCAGTTAAAAGAACCGCGCGAATGTATTTATTGTGGTGACAAGGTTTGGTATGAACGCTACGAGTTGGGTTATACAAGTTGTATGGGTTGTGGTGAGTTGCGCTCAAAGCGAGTCAAACGGACTATCGTGCCAATGCATAAGAGTAACTACATGGTCATCACCGACATGAACGACTTGAAAGGTATTAACAACAAGGGAGGACTGCACCGATGAATAAGCCAAGCTATCAAGAGTTATTAGACTTGTCGATTGAATTTGCCATGAAGTTGTGTGAACGCAACACCGAGATCGCACGACTGCGAGAGGAGAACGCCAAGCTATTAAAAGAGAATGATTACGTTGCCGAGATCATGCACAAAAACCAATTCGATTGGGTTGAGGAATATTTAATTGACCAATACGCGAATTCAATGGAGGGACATTGTTAATAACAAAGTGGAAAAGTTTATTGTAGAATACTTGACATTGTGTATAATTTTATTATACAATGATTGGGTAATGTGGAAGTTGTTTAGTGTTGAGTGGAAGTTGTTTAGTTGAGTGGAAGTTGTTTAGTTGAGATTGTTTTTCATTAACCAAAACCTGACAAATTGTCAGGATTAAAGGAGCACATAGTGAGTATCCAAGTTCAAAGCCCAAAGCATCTAGTATCGTTGGCGAGCAGCGCGGTTCTAGTCGAAGTGACCAACAGCGTATGGACGGGCAACGAGACCGACAACCAAGCGTCGAGCGAAGTTGTGCAAGCCAAAGGTGCTGCTGATGGCGTATGCAACGTGATTAAGAAGTTAATGCACGACAGCGAGGAACACAAAGCGCTTAACCGATTCATGCGCGGTACGATCAACAACGGAGTGCGTAGGCTAACGTATGAATGGGCGGGCGGGATTCGCCTACTGCCGATGGCAAATTATCAAAAGTTCGAGGCGTGGTGGGGTGAGTGTGAGGGCGAATACAAACGGTTACTAGCTAATCTGAAAGCGGTGTATCCCGATTACGTTTCAAATGCAGCGTTCGCCAGTCAAGGTAAGTTGTTTAACCGCGCAGATTATCCTGACGTAAGCGAGTTGGATAGCAAGTACAAGTTGGAGCGTAGGATTATCCCTGTGCCGATGGATGACTTCCGTGTGCAAGTGTCGCAGGAATTAGCCGATGACTTGCATAAGCATTATTGCAAACAAGCCGAAGCTATTGCAAACAGTATTGTGAACGAACAGACCAATCGGTTCGTGGAGGTTATGAGACGGCTACATCATTCGTGTGGGTTCAATGAGTCTACGACTAGCAATGGCGAGATCAAAGTATCGCGGCGCAAGTTGGTGCGTGAGACCTACGAGAAAGCATTAGAGATGATTGATACGTTTAAACAATTCAATGTAACGGAGGACGCGCAACTAGAACAGCTACGAAATGACCTTGAGAAAGTATTGGTGGGCAAGACCTACGAGCAGGTGGCAGAGTCCGACATGATGCGTGCCCATGTGGGTAACGAGATCGGCAATGTATTAAACAAGTTTAAGTTGAACGTGTAAGTTTATTAACCAAGCAAAGGACACACTATGAACATTGACAATATGATTAGCATCAATGATGCACCGAAGTTGATTGCGACGATGGGTGAGAACATCACCGTTATCTTGGAAGGCGAGCCTGGAATTGGCAAGAGCAGTGTATTACCAATCTTGCATGAGTTGATGGGTAAGGATAAGTATCACGCTGTATATGTGGATTGTCCAGTAATCGGTGATGGTGATTTAGTAATGCGAGTACCAAACCGTGAGACAGGACGGCTTGAGACGTATCTATCTGACTTGTTTCCACAGGACGGCAAGCCATACATAATCATGCTCGACGAGTTCCTAAAGGTGAACAAGTTAATGAAGACAATGTTTACCCGACTAATGCTAGAGCGGGTACTAGGGGACTATCCACTACCTGACGGCAGCATTGTGTTCGCAACGTCAAACCTACGGACGGATGGCGTGGGCGATACTATTGAGGGACACGTAGGCAATCGCGTTATGCGAGTTCCCGTACGCAAAGCCAATCACAAAGAGTATCTGACTTGGTTGACCAATAATGGAGCGAGCACCGTGCTAAGAGCGCTAATATCAATCAAGCCGTCGCTTTGTGCGTCTTACGTTGGCATGACTCCTGATCGGTTGAATGATAATCCGTATATCTATAATCCGACATCAGGCAATAATACCTACGCATCGCCACGTTCAATGTTCAAGGCAGACTCAATCATTAAGCAAGCAAAAGTATTAGGTGAACGGCTCACGCGCATCGCATTGATCGGTACAGTCGGTGAGGCAGCGGCAGAGTTATTCAATGCGTTTATTATGATGGAGAAAGACCTTACTCCAATCGAAGTGATACTGAAAGACCCTGAAGTAGCAGTGATACCAAGCAGCGCAGGTGCGGTTCTTATGACATTGTTTAACGGTGTGGACGTGATCGAAACCCAAGACGAGTTGGGTTCGTTTATGAAGTTCGTCAATCGGATTGACAATATCGAGTTCAAGGACGTATTTATGAGTTCGTTGTGTGAGACATCGCGTACTACAAAGTTGGCGTTCAATAACCAACAGATTATGAAGTGGTATCAAGACAACTACAAGATCATCAGCGCTTAAGGAGATAACAATGGAATTAACGGTAAACGAGAAGTTGCGTAAGGCAACGAAAGACTTAATGCGTGATCGTCACGCATACGTAGCAGCAGGTACGATGTTGATGGGCAAGACCGAGATCGTGGACGATATTCCAACAGCGCGTACCAATGGCAGGGATAAACAGTATGGTAGACAATTCATAGAGAAGTTGAGTGTTAAGGAGCTGGCAGGTGTTGTATTGCATGAGGCAGTTCACATTATGTTGCGGCACATTCCAAGACATCGTGACTTGATTAAGGAGGACGCGCAATTAGCTAACATGGCATTTGATTACGCAGACAATGCGTTTATTAGATCGTTACCAAGTTACGGGGTTAATTTTCGCTTACCTGACGGACACCTCTACGACCCACAATTCGAGAACATGACCGTGCGGCAGATATACGAAATTCTCAAACAAGAGAATGAGAATGGTGGCGGTGGCAGAGGTGGGCAGTCGTTCGATGAGCATGACGTGACTGAGATGGAGAGCCTATCGGACGAGCAGCGCGCTGACTTAGACAAGCGAGTGACCGAGGCTATCCAACAGTCTGTAATTCTTGCAGGTATGAACGGCATAGACGTGCCACGGCAGATCATGGACGCAGCGACTCCCAAGGTCGATTGGAAAGAGGTACTGGCTGAGTTCATGGACAATACAATGCGTGGCAAAGATGAGTACACCTTCTCCCGATTTAATCGTAAGCGGTTGATGGACGATTTGTATATGCCAAGCGTTAAGTCCGAACGGGTCGGTGATGTTATCGTGGCGATTGATACGTCGGGTTCGATTAGACAGGAATATCTAAACGAGTTCTTTAGTTACTTGAGTACGTTGTGCGAACAGACTACGCCCGAATCGGTGACGGTGTTGTGGTGGGATACTGAAGTTCGCAGTAAGCAAGTGCTGACCGATAACTACGACAACCTAAAGACATTGCTTAAGCCGCGTGGAGGTGGCGGCACGACTGTATCGTGTGTATCGAAGTACGTCATTGACAACAAGATCAATGGAGAATGTTTAATCGTATTAACAGACGGCTATGTGGAGGACAACATTAAATGGAACACAAGAATACCTACACTGTGGATATCCACTCAGGCAACTAATTTTGCGATCCCTTCAGGTACTTTGGTATCAATCAAGTAAATGCAATTCATAATCAAGAGGAACAACACAATGTATCACAGCATGGTTAGCGCGAACGAAATAGACATCATCAACAACAACGGATTGATGCCGCTTGTCACTGGCATCTTGACAAAAGTCAGGGCGCAATACTTAAATTACAATTTCAATGTCGTTTCAGTAGACAAGGGAATTGTAAGGTTCGGGACAGAGTTAGGTCTTCCGTTGTTCATTTTAGAGGTTACTAAAATGAATGACGATCAATGGCAGTTTAGTATTAAGTCTGTCGATCACCCAATATCAGGACAACCTGCAAGTCAAACAATTTCGTCCAGAAACGCCAAATACATAATCAACAAAATTAAAAATGCAGCACATATAGGACACGCATTGAATTTGCAGGACGAATTGTTTTCCCATAAAGCTACTAATGAGACGGCTAGAATAAAATGGTCAAATAAAACAATAAAAAAGAATCATGTAAAACAACTAGATGTATCTATTCAACTGGAATTGATTAAGGTGTATTTGGGTAATAAACAAGCGAGTCAAATGGACGATGCTGATGACTATGCTATTGCTATTAAAGAGACATACAAAAATCACATGGCGAACATAGCAATGGAGGATATGTTCGCACAAGAATTATCTAGTTTTATGAATCAATCACGTTTCGTTTGGTACAAGAATCATAAACTAGGTTATGTAATGGCAGGTAAGATTAATCCTAGTCCTGATGTATGGGATATCCCATTGGCAGTGTATAAATCAGAGGATGAAATCCCCCCAGAGATACGTGACCCAGTACTTGCACGATTAACAATGGCGTCTATGTTGCGTCGCAAAACCACAGAGTTCGATTTGAAATACCACGACGCCAATGAACTTTATCCTGCATACCAATATTGGGATAAACAAAAGATACATGATATGGAGGTGTTCGGTGAATTAGAAACGCTCATTGATGTTGGCATAGGCAACTTAACAAAGGTGATGATGACAGCAAAATAATGCTTGCAATCGTATAGAATTGTTATACAATCAAATTAAAGGAGACGATATGAACGTGGATAAAATACGAGCGGAAAAAATAGCAGAAGTTATTATAAATACTTTTAAAGATGAAGATGTACCCATGAGAGAAAGTATAATAATAATGGTTGGGATATTGGCATCAATGCAAAAGACAATAGGCGGTTCAAAAGAATATTTTTGGGAAGAAGTAAATTCATTGGGGAAAAAATATTCAGATTATTTAGATGGAGCAAACAATGAGCATTGATAAACAAGTAGCACTGCTCGAAGAGCAGGTTAGGGAACTTGAGGACGAGTTAATGAACATGTGCTTTCAACGGAACATCGCAGAGTCTAAGATCGCGCAGATGACTGGACGATTCAAAATGTTTAAACAACAAGGACTGATCGACGACGAGTGTGATTTAATGGAGGGTATGGTATGACCCCTGAAAATAAAGTTAAGAAGCGCATCAAAAGTATTTTGACGAAAGCAAACGCATACTACGTAATGCCGCACGGCGCAGGGTATGGCAACGCAGGTGCACCTGACTTCATTGTGTGCTTGCGTGGAGAGTTTATTGGTATAGAAGCAAAGGCAGGAGGGAACAAAGCAACAGCATTGCAGTTACATAATCTAATGGAGATCAGGAAGGCAGGGGGTAAATCATTCGTGGTGAATGAAACCAACATTGATGAATTGGAAAAGGAGTTAAGCAATGTATAAGAAAAGAAAGATCACAAACGATTTAATTAATCATCCATCGCACTACAAAACAGGTGGTATCGAAACAATTGACTTCATCGAGGCGAAAGAACTGGGCTATCATTTGGGTAACGTGGTCAAGTACATAAGCCGTGCGGGAAGAAAAAACAATGACTACTTACAAGACCTAAAGAAAGCGCAGTGGTATTTGAATCGTGCTATCAGTAAAGCAAAGGGGAAGTAAGATGACAACCAAGACCAAGACTAAAATCGAAACAATTGACTTCATCGAATCAGAGGAACTTAGCTACCACATTGGCAATGTTGTTAAGTATGTGACGCGCATCGAATCAGAGGAACTTAGCTACCACATTGGCAATGTTGTTAAGTATGTGACGCGAGCAGGTCATAAGGATGGTC